GCATGGAACAACAACTTTCATATTTTGCTGGCCGTGACGGATTCATCTGGTGGATTGGTGTCGTAGAAGATAGAGGCGATCCCATGGCACTAGGTAGAGTTCGTGTTCGTGTATTCGGATACCATACGGAAGATAAGACAAAGCTACCCACAGGTGATTTGCCGTGGGCGTTCTGTATTCAACCAGCAAACTCTGCATCGTCTGGTGGTATTGGTACATCTCCCACTGGCCCGATTGAAGGTACATGGGTAATTGGGTTCTGGCGTGATCCAGACTTCATGCAAGAACCTATGGTGTTCGGTACATTGCCTGGCAGGATTAATGCATCTGCTGCACCACAAGGTGGAGCTCCATTTGATTACTCTCCAGACCAAACACCACCACCCCCATCAGTCGAAACTGTTTCGATTATTGCGGATGGTACAACGACAGAGTTTACTACTCCAGCACCCACAACTGATGCAACGGTTCTTGTAAGAAGAGATGGGGAGTCTGATGTTCCAATCAACCGTCCACCCGAATCTCCAATCAATACGGAAACTGCTGCACCAGAATTCTCTGGTGGAAGAACATACACAGCAGAGGACTTTGGTAGGTCACGATATGGTAACAGAACTGCAACCGCATTGAACAGTCTCCTTCCATACTTGCGTGACAGATGGGCAAACGGTATTCTTAAATTCTTGAACGACAATCCAGACTATGATTGTAGTATCGGATATGGATATCGTTCTCTTGCAGAACAAAGACGCCTCTATGATGATTATCGTTCGGGCAGAACATCGAACAGAGCTGCAAGGCCAGGTTCGTCATGGCACAACTACGCATGTGCGATAGACTTTCAAATCTTTCTTCCTAACGGAAGATATGATACAGGAACAAGTGGAAACAATTACACAGGTATCGCACGAGCTGCTCTGAATGGATTTAAATTGAAGAATGATATTCCGAATGACGTTGGACACTTTTACCCTGCTGAATTTACACAGGCGCCTCCTGCTGCGGTTAAGAATGGTTCGCAAAGTATCAAAGAGTACGCAGAGTCTAGAGGGATTAATACAGAGGTAACATAATGGCATATAGAATTGAAGAAAACAAAATCATATTTGATGAACCGCCAAGAGAAGGTGAAGAGATTGAGGTATCAGTTTCTACGCAACAAACTCTGAATGGTTTCTCTGACCCTCGTTCCTATTACCCTCGCCGAGTGAATGAGGTTGATACGAATAGACTTGCGGTAAATGATTTATCCAAGCAACATCCAGTAGTCAACTTTAAGAAGTCACGAGTGGATGATTTAACTGGCGAACCAAAGACTCCCTACAATGCACAGTATCCCTTTAATCATGTAAGGGAAACTGAGAGTGGACATATTCAAGAGTTTGATGATACCCCTGGCCATGAACGGATACACGAGTATCATCGTAGTGGAACCTTCTATGAGGTACATCCAGACGGCACTAAGGTTACAAAGATTATTGGTGAGGACTATGAGATTGTTCACAAGAACAAGAAGGTTCGTGTTCGTGGTAACGTAGACTTATATGTTGATGGTAACACCAATCTCTATGTGCGTGGCTCTGTCAACGGACAAGTAGATGAGGATATGACTTGGAATGTCGGAAGGAACATCACGTTCCACGCAGGCAAGAACATTCGCATGTACTCAAATGAATCTACGGAGATTACTGCACAACAGAATATTACCGCAACTTCTGTTTCAGATATGAAGTTGCAGACGCAGGCAGACTTTACTATCAATGTGGATGGTGATTACAAAACAAACATCAAAGGTAACTTGGATGTTATTGGTGATGGTTACGGTGTCTATATGTTTGGCGATGATATTAACTTAATCACTGATACGCATATGGATATTAACGCAGGCACCACAATGAACATTACATCTAATAGTGCAATGGACTTGGTTGGTTCCACCATTGACTTCAACAAGGCAGGACGAGCAGCAGCAGCTGCAATCTCTGCTCCTGATATTGAGTTCAAAGACTCTCGTGGGTTTGCGACATATGAAGAGGGTGAAGATATTACCGCACCACCAGAAGCGATTGTGCTTGATCCCAAAGCAAGAGTTGTTTTACCAGATGTGGAAACCTTTATGGGTGACGATGACGTTGACAAGAGTGTTGATGATCTTAGAGCTGCAGTGACTAGAGGAGAATTCCTACCCACAACATTCTCTGATTATTCTTACAATGCACTTGAAGGTAGATATAATACGGAAAGCGCTGCGAGAAGATTGATTGCACAGCCACGAGTTCCAGATGATATATCTGAACACGGTGCAGAGACAGGACAAAATCCAAATGTCTCTGGTGCAGAAGCTGGGAATACTACTGTGACAGGAGTAGATCAAGTCACACTAACTGACGGTTCTATTGATTATAATCTGCAATTGTCTACGCATTTCAAGTTGGGAGACTTGTCTAAGAATGCTGTGTTCGGACATAGGATTAGAGCGCAACATGGATTAGAGGTAGAGGATATTATCAACAACCTTAAAGTGGTTGCAGTTAATGTTCTTGACCCTATCAAAGAACAATATCCAAATATGTTTATTACTTCTGGTTTCCGTCCAGCAAGTGGAACGTCCCAACACGAAAGAGGACAAGCTTGCGACATGCAGTTCAGTGGGGTTGCACGTTCAGAGTATTATGATATTGCTCTTTGGGTTCGTGAAAACATTCCACATGACCAATTCCTACTAGAGTATCAGTCTGGTGGTTCTGGAAATCCTTGGTTGCATATTTCATGTAAGGATAGTGGAAATAGAAACCAAGTTGCAACATTCTACAACCATAGCACATACAGAGAGTATGGTAATCTGTATCAGATTTATGGATAAGAATAATGCCTGAAGTAACAAGAGTTGGATTAGATAGTCACATAGGACACGCAAGCCCTACACCCAATCCATTTCACCAAACTGCATATGCAACTGGTTCACCAGATGTGTTTTGTGATGGTGCAAAGGTTGTACGGATTGGTGATACAACTTCTTGTGGAGACCCAGCAGTTGGTGGGAGTGCAACTGTTTTTGCAAATGGTATAGGTGTTCATAGAAAAGGGGATGCAACTGGTGGGCATGCTTCTTGGGTTCCAAATGCATCAGCGTCTGGTTCCCCTACAGTATCCGCTGGTGGATAAACAATTATGAGAGAGAGAATAAATGAAAGAGTTAAAAGTAAATGAATACGATGTTAGACTATTGAAAGCAGTGGACGGAGATACTGTTGACGTAGACATTGATTTAGGATTTAATATATGGTTGCGTGATGAACGTGTTCGTATCATGGGCATCGACACACCAGAGTCTAGAACTTCGGACAAGGTTGAGAAACTATTTGGTAAGGCTGCAAAGGCAAGACTGAAGGAACTACTGACAGAAGGTGGTGTTCTCGTAACAACTGAAGAGAAGAACGGTGAGGACATGCGTGGTAAGTTTGGACGTATCCTTGGCGATTTCAAAACACCAGACGGTAAACTTGTCACAGAGGTTATGATTGCAGAAGGACATTGTGTTCCATACTTCGGTGGAAGTAAAGATGATGTTCAGGCACAACACATGGTGAACAGAGAAAGACTTCTTGCAGAAGGTGTAGTATCTCGTGAAGATTATGATAAGGCTGTTAAGTTGATGGAAGGCAAGTAAGTTCTCAACTTGCGTTATAAATACAAATAAGGAGAATTAAATGGCTGTCAATCCCACTGCTTTTAGAGATGCAGAAGCGACAAATAGTTCAGATAGAAATGCTCAAGTCTTTTCAGATTTGAACCTTAACTTTGTTGCACACCCTCTAACTGGTGACATTACAAAACTCACCAACATTGAAGCGGTGAAGAGAAGTGTTCGCAATCTTATCAATACGAATTTTTATGAAAGACCATTTCATCCAGAGATTGGTTCAAATGTTCGTGCAGTGTTGTTTGAACCAGTTAGCCCAATCGTAGAGGACATTCTTTCAAGACACATAAGAGATGTAATTGAAAACTTTGAACCTAGAGTTGAACTTATTAATATCAATTCAAAAGCAAACGTAGACGAAAATGCTTACAACGTGACAATAGAATTTTTTGTTCAAAACTCTCCATCAGGTGTCCAGACAGTAAACCTATTTCTAGAGAGATTAAGATAAGATGGCACATCAGGCAAAACTACAAGTTACCGAATTAGATTTCGACCATATTAAGAATAACTTAAAAACCTACATGAAGGGTCAGTCTGAGTTTGCTGACTATAACTTTGAAGGTTCTGGTTTATCTGCACTCATTGATGTGTTAGCATACAACACGCACTACCTTGCGATGAATGCTAACTTTGCTGCAAACGAAATGTTCTTGGATAGTGCAACTACTCGTGGTGCAGTTGTTTCCAAAGCAAAAGAGTTGGGTTATGTTCCACGTTCTGCACGAGCTCCAGTTGCACGAGTTGAGGTAACAGTAACTAACAATAATCTTTCTTCTTTGACTATTAATAAAGGAACAAAGTTTACAACTTCGATTAACAACTCTACATATGGTTTTGTTGTCAATGAAGATGTTACGACAACACAAACTAATGGACTTCTTATTTTCTCAGACCTTCCAATCTATGAAGGCACACTAGTTACTACCAAGTACACAGTTGACTATAATGATCCAGAGAAAAAATATTTGTTGACAAGTGACAGGGCTGATACTACAACACTAAAGGTATCTGTACAAACATCTGACACTGATACCACAACTGAAGCATTTAATCTTGCCACAGAAATTACAAGTACTACAGGTACAGATCCAGTATACTTCTTACAAGAATCTGATGACGGCAGATTTGAAATTTATTTTGGTGATGATGTTATTGGTAAGAAACTTTCTGATGGTAACATTGTTATTATGGAATATATTGTTACTAACAAGGCAGAGGCAAATGGTGCTTCAATCTTTAATGTAACATCTATTAGTGGCGAAACCAATATTGCAATTTCTACTATTCAATCAGCATCTGGTGGTGATGAACCAGAGAACATTCAGTCAATCAAATACTATGCTCCCCTAAGTTATACTGCACAGAAACGTGCCGTGACTGCTGCTGATTATAAACAAATTTTACCAAGCATATATCCAAATATTAAAACCATTCAAGTTTGGGGTGGTGAAGATAATGATCCACCAATCTATGGGCAGGTGTATATTTCTATTAGTCCACTACAAGGCACATTTCTAACTGAAGCTCAGAAGGCAAGTATTGTATCACAATTGAATAGCTATAATATTGCATCTGTTCGCCCAGTCATTGTTGATCCAGAAACAATCTATGTAATTATGGATGTAAACTTTAGATATGATCCAACCACCACAACTAAGAGCGCTGGTGACTTGGAAACAATTGTGTCTGGTGTACTATCGAATTATAGTAATACAACTCTTGAAAAGTTTGATGGTATGTATAGGTTCTCAGAAATTTCTAGATTGATTGATACTTCTGATCATGCTATTCTTAATAACATTTCTAATATTAGAATGTACAAATCTCAAAGAGCTCAGATTAATACAAAGAAACAATATGTAATTAAATTCTATAATGGAATATATCATCCACACGATGATGAGCCACCAGTGATTTCTTCTACTGGTTTCACAATTGCTGGTTCAACAAATACATATTTTATAGATGATGATGGTTCTGGAACTGTTAGAGTTTATACTGTCGTTGCACAAGAAAGAGTTTATCTTAACAGTAACGCTGGTACAATTAATTATACAACTGGAGAAATTACAGTTAATGATTTGCAAATTACATCTACAGTAAACACTGATGGTACAATCCACTTCTTTGCAATTCCAAATTCAAACGACATTGTTCCAGTACGAAATCAACTTATAAGTATTGATGTTGGTGGTTCAAGAATTACTGCACAGACTGACCAACAGGGTTCAACTGCATCTCCAGGCTCTCACTCTGTGGTGGGAAGTTTTGGTAGAGCAACAACTGGTACTGCATCTGGCGGTTCTAGTTCAAGTGTAGTTTCTTCCAGTTCTAGTAGTTCTAGCAGTTCTTCTAGCAGCTCATCATACTGATAGGTTTTACAAATGGATGGACGTTCTCCAAAATTAACGAATAAGGTTTCCCCCCATATTCAAAACCAACTGCCTGAATTCGTTCAGTCAGACCACCCACAGTTTGCCATATTCCTAAAACACTATTTTCAGTTTATGGAATCTGGACAGCTTGTGCTGGGCGGTTCAAACGATTACGTTATCCAAGAAACAAATAGTGTAAACTATATTGTTGATGAAACAAATGAAGAGAAGGTTGTTCTAGAAGAGTCGGTTGGTAAGTTCCAAGCTGGCGAGACAATTCGTGGGGAGAACAGTGGGTTTAGTGCTGTCATTCTCGTTGATGATTATGACTCAAATAAAGTTCTTTACATTTCTTCTCAACAAAAGTTTGAAGATGGTGAAAATGTTATAGGACAAACCTCTGGCGCTAAGGCACCAGTTGTTTCGTATAGAGCAAACCCAATTCAAAACATTCAGCAATTGCTTGCATATGCTGATACTGATAACACTGTTTATAGTTTCCTTGACAAGTTCCAACATGCACTTATGGAATCTATTCCAGAGTCGCTTGCAGATGGCATCTCTAAAAGAAATCTTATCAAGAACATTAGAGACTTGTATGAGACAAAGGGTTCAGAAGAAGGACACAAACTATTCTTCAGAATTCTTTTTGATGAAGAATCCTCTCTCATCTATCCAAGAGAAAATGTTCTAAGAGTTTCAAACGGACAGTGGTCTGATGATTATCTTATGCGAGTTACAGAGATTGGTACATCTGACTATTCTCAAATTGTTGGACAAGTTGTAACTGGTGAAACCTCTCAAGCTTCTGCTGTTGTCCAAACTGTTATTAAGTATAAGGAAGGCGCACAACTTGTCGCCGAACTTAACTTAGACAGAACCACAATTACTGGTGAGTTTACTATTGGCGAAACAGTTAATGCTGTTTCTAATGAACTCGACCAACTTATTCGTGCTCAAGTTTCTGGTATTGTTGACAAAGTAACTATTCCTGAGTCTGGTGCATACTATAAAGTTGGTGACACCGCCCACTTTGAATTGTTAGGTAGTATTGGTGTTCAAGGTGCTGTTAGTGCAGTTGGCGCTGGTGGTATCAATGAAGTTCATATTGAAGATGGTGGTACTGGATACACATACGATGATGTAGTTACCTTTGATAACTCAAATACGAATGGTGGTGCAGCGTCTGCTAGAATTACAATTCTTGGTGGTTCCTTTGATTTAGAAGATGCAACAGAAATTGATAACATTGTTTATGAGGGTGAAACTCATCACAATGATATTATACTTGAGAGTGTAGATCATATTCTATATGAAGATGGTGAGAACATCGTCACAGAATACTACACTATGATTATTGATAGTACTGATGGTGCAACTGGTGATGCTGGCGACCAACTATTGTTTGAAGATGGTGGAAGAATATTCCATGAGGAGTCGCCAGAAGATGAAACTGGACTTCTTATTGACAGTTTCCTTCGTGAAGAATCTGAAGAGTTCACTCTACAACAAGAACGTCAGCTTACTGAAACAGATTCTCTTCTTTTAGAGACAGGCGACTTGCTTGTTCTGGAAGAGCAAACCTTTACTGATTTGGGTGTCCCTGCTGAGGCAAGTGAGATTACAAAGATTGATATCATCAATACTGGTGATGGATATACTACGCTTCCAGTATTGGGTGTAACTTCACTGAATGGTTTGGGTAGTGGTGCGTCCATACTTGCAAAATCAACAAGTGGTGTTGGTAGAGTTCTTTCTATTAATGTAACTAATCTTGGATTGGGTTATACATCTGTTCCAAAGATTACGATGAACCGAAATGTTATCATTGAAAATATTTCAGGTACATTTACAATCGGTGATACGTTTACATCTCACACTGCCTCTGTGGTTTCTTATAATCCACTAAACAGATTGTTGGAATTAGAAACTCCAGTTGAACATTTTACAACAGGTGATACAATCACAACATCAACTGGTGCAACTGCTACAGTTGTCCAGTGTGTTCATGCAAGTGCAACAACTGGTATTACTGCTATCGCAAACACTGGTGGTAATTACATAACTGAGCGTGGACATATCAGTGAGAACTCTATGAAGGTTCAAGATAGTTTCTACTATCAAGACTATTCGTATGTTGTTCGTATTGGTGAATCCATTAACCAGTGGCGTGATTCGATTAGACGTTCAGTTCACCCAGCTGGTTGGAACGTCTTTGGTGAGGTTTCATTTGCAACAAGTCTTGCAGATGCACAACTCAATTCTTTGCGTATTCGCAACCCAGCCGCCGGCGATGTTATCGACTTTACAGGTGATACACAGACATTCACACCAGAACTTGCATCTACACTCAGAACACTTTTCACAGAAGTGTTCGGTAGACGATTGGGTACTAAGACAGACGGTACAGACCTACGAGCAGAGGAAGGAGAACTTCTGCTTGAAGATGGTAACTCTATCCTTCTTGACGGCACAGATGCTCTTGGAACAGATGAGAATGATAATATCATTTTCCGTAGAGATATTACCAAAGAAGGACAAGAGGATGCACCTCTGTCATCTGGTACACGAGAGGTAACACTTACATCTGCTGTTACTGTCTCTGCACAATTTAGAGGTGCAACTGCTGGACGTTCACCACAGGCACTTGGCCCAACATTAGACTTGTTACCTAAGTATGCACTGACACAGCCACCAATTGATAGTGTTGCATATGCACAGTTCTATCCTGGCTCTGATGGATTTAGATCAAGAGAAATTAGAGCAGACAATGAGGGTGCATATTACACACTCAATCAGTTTGGACATATTAGAGTTAACCAAGTTTCCATACGTTCCAACATAACTGGACGTAGTGACTTCTCTGATACAAATCTTACATTCGATCAAGAAGATAGATTTGATATCGAAACAAATTCTTTTGATGAGACTAACGTAATCATTCCATTGTCTGCATATCAGACTAAGATTAATGTACCACCGCCTGGCGAAATCTTTATTTCCAGAGGCTTGCGTATTAACGGATTTGATGATACCTTTAGAACATTTGATTCTAATAGACAAGAGTGTAGTGAAGCAACACAATTCGCTGCAAACAGATTTGATTCTGGTAATCTCTCATTCGACCTTAAAGTCCA